CGCTAGATTTGGCGTACTCCACGATCTTGGTAAGATCGCCTTTCATCCGCTCCTCGTCTCGCCACGAAGGGTTGTGCTCAATCATCTGCTCGCGCTCAGACTGCAGGATCTCTGCTCTCTGTTGCGCTTCTTGCTGGGACTGCTGCTCCTGCTCTAATCGCATTTGCTGTCCAAGCATCTGTCCGGCCTGCTGCAACTCTTGGTTGCGTAGCTCGAACTCTCTCTGCTTGGCAGTCCACTCACCCGGATCGGTCACGCGTAAGCGATCCCAATCAACACCTTGGAAGTCCTGCATCAGCTTCTGCTGAAGCATTTCCCCTAAACCACGTATCTGCTGTAACTGCGCCTGATACGCCTGTGCAACTTGAGCCCTCTCAGACTCGAAGGTCTTGCGATCTTCAGCTAACACTCGGGCCTTCTCATCGTTGGCCTTGTGGAACTGAGTCCCCGCAATCGCTTCTTTCAAATCAATGGTTTCGTCCTTACCATTGACCTTGAGCTTCACAAGTACTTCCCCATCCTCAGAGAGGGTGAGTTTGTCCCCGTCAAGTCCAAGCTCAGCGGCTAAGGCTGCGAGCCCATCGTCGTCGTCGGTCTCTAGCTCATTGGAGTCGTCTGTTTCGGGATCTTCGATCTCGTCTTCAGACTCTTGTGCTTCTATTCCCTCTGACACTTCTTCACTATCATCAACGAGGTCATCATCGTTGGGGCGGTGTACTGCCTCCTCTTCTTTCTTGATGTCCTCGTCAACAGACGGCTCGTCTGCCATTAGCAGTTCAGCCACCTGATCTACGGTGTTGCCGCGCTCCCCCTCGTGTTGCACTGGGCTAGATTCGCTCATACCGTTTCTCCTTCATTTGATTTTTCTGCCAGCTCACCAGTGGTGACCAGCGACTCTAGGAACTCCTCCAACCTTTGCAGGGCTTTGGCTTGCTCCCGTACTACGTAAACTTCCTCCTCGTAACGCGGGTCGCAGAACTGCCCAAACAGTCTCTGCTTCTCCTCGTCTAAATATTCTTTGACAAGGGCTAACTCAGCTCGCGCTGCTCTGCCCCGCCGTGCTTCCTTCTGAAGATCCACTTCCATTCAACGCTTCCTTGTTGTCCTGAACATCCGTGTTGAGATCCCGCTTGGCGTTAAGCTCCAGCTCCGTGAGCTTCAAGGCGGCATCTGTCTGTAGCTTCTGAACATTGAACCGTTGCTGGCCAGCCTCTTTCGCGGCGGCGATCTGGTTCTTCATCTGGTCGATCTCTTGCGTGTGCGCGGCCTTCATGGCATCGATCTGCGCCTTGAGCTGGCCGTTCTGCAGCGTGGCCTGAGCCTTGACCTGCTCGGCCTGCGCCACCTGCTGTTGCGCCTGCAGGGCCTGCTGCTGCATTTCCAGCTGCTGCTGTTGCTGCTGCATCATCTGCTGCTGTTGCTGCTGGGCCTCTTGCGCCTTCTGCTGCGCGACCATCTGACCCTCTTGGCTCTCGGGGTTCAGGAAGTACTGCTCCGGGTCGCCCAGGCCGTTCAAGTTGATGTAGTCGTTCAACGTGCTGTACATCTGCTTCGGCGTGACCATCGCCTGAGACGGGTCAGTCGCCACCATCTCCTTCTGGATGGCGAAGATCTGCTGGAGCGAGCCCATCTTCTGCTGCTCATCTCCCGCGCCCGATCCCACGGTCACCATCATGCGGCTACGGTCACCCCATGTGCTGGGATCCACGTTGACCCAGTTGCCACGAAACTTGAACGGCACCGAGCCGTTGTGGAACCGGACGAGGTTGTCGCGGATCAGTCGATAGGTCGGGCGGATGCCAGTCTCGGCAACAGATCGGACAATTAGACCCGTCAACATCTCTTGAGCACTCATCAGACGTTCAACTGCGTGAGCGGACTCATTGTTAACGAGCTGGCTTTGTCCGGCCATGTCGGCACTGACACCTACCCGTGATCGTTTCTGCTCATCAGCGAACTGGAGCAGTTGGAATGCCTCCTGACCCATGGGCGTGCCGCCGATCTCCATCACGGCGTTGTGGCCCTTGGCGCGGATGATGCCGCCGGGTCGTGTGACAAGAAGGTCGTCGAGGTTTACCTGCCCCTCTTGGACCACCTTCATCTTGTTGGTGTTCTGGTAGAAGCTGTCCAGCGTGGAGCGCAGAACCGCCGTCTTCAGGTCTTGGATCTGCTTGACGCGCTCGAAGATGCTGACGCCGTAGAAGCTGTGGGGCTTCGGGATCGCCTGCATGGCGACGAACGGGATCTCGGCCACCTCCTCGACGTCGAGTATGTCGGTCGGGGTGGACTCGCCAAGCACGGTGACCTTGCACAGCTCGCCGACTCCGTCCTCGTTGATGTCTAGGCGTATATAAGCCTCTGTCACGACGAGGAGCTTCTGGCTCTCGTCAGCCTCCGGGTCGTAGCCCGCTGCGATAAGGTCAGAGGCCGTCCGGCGTCGGGTGTGTGCGACAAATCGACAATCCTTGAGGTCACCACTATCGTGAGTATCGCAAACGCGAAACTCCTCGGGCGGAACGCACTCAACAACGACACGGCCCTGCTTGACAATACGCGCCGCAGTGACCGCTGTGCCTTCTGTCTCACTACGCTCAATCTCTGTCACCTCAAGCATGGGGTCGCCTAACAGGGCCTGTAGCTGTGGCTCCTGCAGGCCGTCATATCGCTCAACAACACGCTCTGGCGTGTCGTCGTAGCAGACCTTGATGATGCCGGTGCCACTCAGCAGGGCGTCCTTGGCGGCCGAGTACAGCGCCAGATAGCCGTTGTTGTCCTCAGAGAAGACGAAGTGCGTGAAGTCGGTCTCCAGCTCGGCCTGCATCTCGTCCTGCGCGGACATGGGCCGAAACTTCACGGCCTTGCCTGACAGGTTCTCCACGATTGATGGCAGTATCCACTCGACCGAGTCGGCAACGTCTGTGCTGACGACACTGGAGCGGCCACGGGTGTCCGGGGGAAGCGGTAGCTGCCCGTCATAATAAGACTGCGCCTCCCGCTTTCTTGCCAGCCACTGATCGCTTTCGGAGCACTGCTCTATCTCTCCGGCAATCGCGGCTAGGATGTCCTCTTCATTCATCATTTAGATATATGCGTCCGCTGTCTGCTTGTATTCGATGGGTTTGTTCCAGCCCGTGTACACCAAGTCGTCCGATATGCTGAAGGCGTAGGCCAGCGCGTCGGCCAAGTTCGGGGAGGGCAGATTCAAGGGTGGCTTTGCCATCTCCGACTTGGTCATCAGCTGGATCTTGCCGTGCGCGTTGGGCTTCCTTGGTATCCGGCACACCTCGGCACGCAGCGCGCTGAGGTTGCTCATGTCCGGATCTAAAAATATGCACTCGTCTGGGTCTATGTACTCACCCTGACTGAGCTGGTAGCTCTTGTAGAACCTGTCGCGGAGGCTCCAGTACGCCTGCGCCCTGCGGTTGTAGAACGCGTCCTTATTGGTGCGGTGCCCGTCGTACATCGCGTCGGGGTCACTGGGTCGCTCACCGCCATGGAACGGCTCGATCCTTACATTCCGAGGACCGAGTTGTCGCTCGACCTCGCGAGCAAGCCCCAGACCGATTCCATCTGCGTCCCAGATGAAGGTATCAGCTCCAAAATCGTCGCAATGCTGTATAGCCCAATCAAGACCATCAGAAGCTGTCCCATCGGACTTTGCAGCCACATGGAGGATAACTGGGCCGTGTCGTACAACCACTGCCTTGTCGTCCTTCCCGAGGTCGGAGACGTCATGCGCCACAACCTTGGCCCCCGATGGCCTGACCTTAACCTTGTCAGCAAGGCCAACAGCCGCGTTGAACCAGTCGGGGATGATAATTGAGGTATCAACCTCGTCGAGGGTCTGGCCCTCCCAGATGTGCTCGTACTCAGCGTCGCTAAGCGTCGCCTTATCCTTCTGGCGCTCAATCTCAAGTTCAGCAGGAAAATATGGGTTCTCGCTGTAGTTAGCGCGGACAATAGTGTGAGTCTCGTCACGGTAGATTCCTTCCTGCCGCAGTGTGAGCATCCGGCCCTTCAGGAATCGCTCTGTTAATGGATCTGCCTCGCTTCTGGGGTTGGCGGTAATAAAGAAGTA